TCCTCGACCAGCTTACGGTCCGATGGTTCTCTCTTGAGAACGACGCTGAACTCGAGCAGGTTCCTCTGCATGCGTTCACGTTGGAGGTCGATGCTGATCTAGCAATTCTGGTCGCCGTGCTCGGCCCTCTTATCTCAGGCGAGCCAGTGGCGATGGACACGCTACCTCCGCCATCTGCTACCGGGCCGATGTTGGCAGAGGTGTTCGTTGCTCCGATCCCCCCTCCAACGTCATCAACAGGGCCGATGGTGGGTGGGGACATCTACGCGGTGTTCGTGCCTACGCCGCCGCTGCCGCCGATCCCCAGCCCTCCTTCTCCTCCTCGGCGGGTGCGTTCTCGCGGTCGTGTCTCTGCGGTCAAGCCTCTACCGCTTGTGCTCGGGCGCTATACGGGCCCCGCCTTCCCCTTCGGAGCCGAACCAGGCAACGCGCTCGGACCGAAGGACGACGTGGCGGTGATCTACACGTCCATCGTGAACATCCTCACTACGCCGAAGGGCACCGTGCCGTACGACCCGAAGATGGGGTCGCAGGTGCCTGGCCTCGTGTTCGAGCCCAACGACGAAGTGACGCGGAACCTCATTCGCTACTTCTCCTACAAGGACCTGAGCGAGCAGGAGCCGCGCATCCTGGTCTACGCCGTGTTCACGGAGCAGCCGGATGACCACAGCGTCGTCGTGACGGTCGGCTTCCAGATCGTTGGCGATCCGACCGCGAAGCAGTACAACGCTCCAGCCCTGTTCAAGAGGGAGGTCTAGTGCCTGGCATCTCCCCGGCCATCGATTACACCGCGCGGACCTTTGAGGTTCTGCGCGAGCGCGCTCTCGACCTGCTCAAGCGGCGGCTGACGAGCTTCCGTTACAACGACACCATCGCGTCGGGAGTGGTGCCTGCCATCATCGACGTGCTCGCGTGGTTCCAAGAGCAGAACGCGCACTACTACGACCGAAGGCAGATCAACAGCCTCCTCACGCTCGCGGACACGCGCGAAGCGATGGTGCCGCTTGCGCTCGCGCAGGGCTACCGCGTGCGCCCGGCGACTTCGGCCAGCGTCGCGGTGGAAGCTACGCCGACCCCGCCGCAGCCTGTGCCCATCACGCTGCGGGCTGGCACCAGGGTCACGGTGGGGGACCTCACGTTTGAGGTCGGGGCGGATGCTGTCATCCCCGCAGGCCGCCCCTTCTGGCCGGATAGCTCGACCACGGAAGTCATCGTGCTGGTTGAAGGCGCGACTCGCGTGGAGACGTTCGTGTCGGACGGCACGAAGTTCCAGGCGTTCGAGCTTGGGCAGGTGGGAACCATCGACGGTAGCGTCCGCGTGGTCGTGATCGGGGAGGAGTGGGCGGAAGTCGAGAGCCTCGCCTTCATCGAGGGGGACCGTCGCGGTCGCGACAACTTCACGAGCGACGGCGCGGACAGCCAGTCCTACGCGCTCACGCTCCTCCACGCGGTCGTGGACCCCGACGACGAGGATGCCGTGATCGTGCTCGTCACGCCCAGCGGCGGTGCGGCGCAGGATGCGCAGCGGTGGCGGCAGGTGTCCGCGCTCACTGGTGCGCCTCGGGAGTTCACCCTCACGCAGAACCCCGCTGGCGAGACCACGCTGACGTTCGGTCTGGCGGCGGACGGTTCATCTCCTCCGATCAACGCAAGCATCGACGTGCTCTACCTCATCGCAGGAGCGCAGAAGAGGTACCAGCTCACCTTCGACGCCGATGACCGTGGAACCATCCGGTTCGGTGATGGGGTGTTCGGAGTCATCCCACCTGCAGGCGCGACGCTCACCGTCTCCTACCGTACCGGCGGAGGCGTGCGCGGCAACGTGCGCGCGGGTGCCATCGACTCCTCCGTGCAGGGGATGCTTCCGAACGGCGCGACGACGAATGTCCGTCTCCAGAACCTCGAGCCTGGATCTGGTGGGGAGCCGCCGGAGACGGTGGATCATGTCCGGTTCTTCGCGCCGCGCTTCGCCAAGAGCAACGAGCGCGCGGTCACGCGCGAGGACTTCACTACGCTCGCGGCGACCTACATCGACGCGCTCTACGGCGCGCCAGCGCATGCTTCCGCCTACCTCAAGCAGCGGGTGCCTGAGCTGAACACGGTGCAGGTGGCGCTGTGGTCGCGAGACGAGAACGGGCAGCTCACCGGCGACGCGGGCACCCCCCTCAAGCTCGGAGTGAAGAACCTCCTCGACTCGAAACGCACCATCACGACGGTCGTGGAGATGGTGGATGGCAGGGTCATCCTCCTCGACATCGAGGCGGACATCGTGCTGGAGGTTGGAGCGGTCCGGCAGGACGTGTTCGCAGCGGTCACTACCGCCATCAACAGCTACTTCGCGTCGGGGAATGTTCTCCCTGGCGTGGACCTGAGCATCTCCAAGCTCTACTCCGCCATCCAGAACGTCGAGGGCGTCGAGCGCGCGGAGATCACGCGCGTCACCGGCAGCATTCGGCAGACGCTTGCCGTGGGGACAGGCGACGGGACGACGGTCCTGTTCACGGGCCAGTACACGCTCGAGGAAGGGACCTCGCTGGTCGAGCAGAGCGTTGTCGTCACCGACGGCACGCAGCAGGTGGTGGACAACGGGGACGGTTCCTTCTCGGGCGATGTGGATCCTGGCGTCTCTCCAGGCGCGGCTGGCAATGCCGTGGACTACGTCGCCGGTCACTTCTCGGTGCAGTTCGCGAGTCCGCCCGCGCTCGGGGAGCCTGTCACCTCCGAGGCGAAGCTCGGCGTCTTCTTCGAGAAGGTCGAGGACATCGGCGCGAGCGATGGCTCCGTCGCGACCGTGGATGGCGCTACCGACTACTACCCTGTCGTGAAGCGTGCGCCGCGCGGGGTCTGGTCGGGCGATCCCCGCATCGTCATCGACGCCTTCCGCGTAGGCATCACGAAGCAGTTCCGAGGGAGGCTGCTCCGAGGCATCAACGTGTCCACGCTCACCATCCAAGACTCGACGGGCATCCCGCAGGTCATCACCGACAACGGCGCTGGGGTCCTCATCGGCGCGGTGGATCCCTTGGGGAACAACGTCGTCAACTACGGTACAGGCGAGATCGACGCGACCTTCCTCGCGGCGCCGGTCCTCCCTGTGTTCGCCTCCTGGCAGACGAAGGTCATGGACTTCTTCGTCCCGAGCGACCTTCTGCCCCTCGCGCCTGGTCGCGTGTACGTATGGGGCGGGTACGGCGCGGACGGTGTGCAGACCCCCGCGGAGTTGATTGCCTACGACGACGGCGAGGGCAACATCGCCGGCAACGTGCTCGCGGGCGGGACCATCGACTACCAGAGCGGAAGGGTCCTGGCCGAGTGGAATACGGCCCCGCCTCCAGGCCCCGCTGGTGGCAACGCGTACACCGCGACGCTGGGCCAGGTACCCAACGGCGTGCGCCGGACGTTCGACTTCAGCTTCCCCGCTGACATCTCCCGCTTCGCGGGGTCGAACGCTGACCGTGGCGAAGGTCGCACGCGGTTGCAGTTCCACCGCCTTTCGGTCGCGGGCGTCACGCTGCAGGACGGCTTCGACAACTGGCAGGGGCGCATCCACGGACCGAGCGTGGACCGCGTGGGTCAGAGCGACGTGGTGGCTGGCGTGAGCCTGTTCGGTCTGCCTACGAACACGCTCGACTACGCGCTGGGGCGTGGCCGCGTGACCTTCCTGGTGCCGCTGCCCATCGGTGCGCCGGTGACGTTCACGGTGCGCATCACGAACGTCGCGACCCTGCTCTATGCTGGCTTCGTCTACCGGGTCAAGACGCCGACCATCGCCGGGCTCGATAAGGGCCTGTTCGCGGACAACAACGGGCGCTTTTGGGGCCCGCCGGCTGCGGGCCCATCGAACCCATTCCCCACGGACCAGCTCGACCACCTGCGTGGCAGGTACCACGCCGGGCTGGCGGGATCGCCCATCGCCGCCGGGCGCCTGCAGGAGTTGACCTACGACACGCGGACGGGCGTTCCCCCGGCCCTCGACGTGCCCATCGCTGGAGATGAGGTTGCAGCCCCGGGTAGGATCGCGCTCACCGAGAAGGCACCGGAGACCTCTGCCCTGGCATGACCGACCCGAACCGAGAGCCACGCAACGCGAACCGGCTGGACCTCTACCGGAGGCTCCTACCGTCCATCCAAGAGCAGGACCAGGCGAGCGGGGCGCACGGCTTCTCGTTCCATTGGGATGACCCGGACTCCGCGTGGGACGACTTCGCCTCCATCGAGGCGGCGTGGGACCACATCGGGCTCTCTCCCATCTACCAGGAGCTGTTCTACACCCTGGAGAACCGCATCGGAGACGACCTCGCTGCGCTCGAGAGCCTTGACGCGCTCACGGATCCGCTGCGGTGCCCGGAGGAGATGCTGCACCGGATCGCGGCTTCCTTCGGCTACGCGCTGGAGCGACGGCTGGATGAGGCCACGAAGCGCGCGGCGCTCATCGGGCTCATCGACGCCTTCAAGGCGCGCGGGACCTTCGGCGGCTTCAAGGTGTTCTACCGACTCATCGGTTTCGAGATCATCAACATCTACCCCCTGTGGAAGAAGGCGATCCACGAGGAGGATGGGCGCTACTCGCGCGTGCGTTACATCACGACGCCGGTCACGAACCCGGTCGGTCCCGCTGGGGTGTCCACCTTCACTGGACGGCTGCCTGACACCCCGGTCAAGCCGCACAGCCTGCGCTTCACTGACACCGGCGTCGGCGGTGTGATCGTGCGCGACGAAGAGGGTTCGCTCATCGGTCCCGGTGGCGAGAGCGGCTCCATCGACTACACGACGGGGGACTACACGCTCAACCTGACCGCCCCCGCCATCGGCGCGGTCCAAGCGTCTTACCTCAAGGTCACGGACGAGTACCCCTACCACGCAGCGCGCCTGGACCTGGAGATCAACATCAGCCCTGGCGGCGTGCCCATCCCGCTGTTCGATACAGCGGTCCTGACCAGCCTGTTCGTCCGCATGGAGGAGACGCGGCCCATCCACGTCCTTCTGCGCACGTTGTCCATCGTGTCCGAGCTTCAGGATACCTTCGGAGCCGACGGCATCAGTGGCGCTACCGACCGCGCCGCGTGCGTCTCTGCGCGCCTCGACCACCGCGATGGCGTTCCGTTTCCGGGACCGACGGGGCGGGACTACCTCTACATCCTCGACATGGGGACGAAGGCAGAGGACGATCTGCGCGTGGATCACGCCTCTAGCGGTACGGCTACCGTCGAGTCGAACACGGACGAGATTCTCCCGATTGCGTGTCCGCTGGACACGCTCGTCATCCACCGCGACGACGGTCCACCGGACACTTTCTGGTAGGAGGACGCGATGGCGACGCCTGAACCTGGCCAACTGTTCCTCTACGACCGCCCTGCGGCGAGCACGCCCGCGTTGTCGCAGGAGATGCGCGACAACTTCACCGCGTTGGCGCGGACGCACTACACGACCGACGCGGTCTACCCTGCGACTCCGCGCGAGGGGATGCTGCGGATCAACGCCGAGGACCCGAACGATGTGAAGCTGGAGGTGTTCCTCATCGTCGCGGGGTCGCCTGTCTGGCGCACCATCGCGAAGCAGCTTCAACTCGCGAAGGCGCTGCCCACGAAGCTCATCGTGGACTTCGCTGCGGCCACGAGCCCTTGGGTCGTGGACCACAACCTCGGCTCGCAGCCGGTGGTGCAGGCGTACAACGCGTCGTGGTTCGCGTTCCAGGTCGTCCCGCAAGGCGGCCCCATCGGTGCAGGCCAATGCACGGTGGAGCATCCGAGCGAGAACCGTGTCATCATCACCTTCAGCGGCGCCACTACGGGGCACCTCATCGTGGTCGGCTAGGAGACGTGTCCATGCTGCACAAGGCACAGGCTTACGTGGCGCGCCGTAGGGCGGAGCAGCAGATCGCTGCGCAGAGGGCTGTGGTCGCGGAGCGGACGAAGGCTCGAGCGGCGACGCTCGCGCGGGCTCTTGGCGGCGGCGTCCCCACCAAGATGGACGCAGGGCCCATGGCGGCGGGTCGCCTGGTCGTGGAAACGCGGCCGGTCGGCTCCGATGGCTCGCTGGGAGAGTGGCAGGTCCACACGGACGACAGGAACCTCGTCGTGCGGCAGGCCGAGAGCATCATGGCGCAGATGGCGATTGGCGCAGCGAACAGCGCGCTCTCGTACATTGAGCTTGGTGATCCGACTTACCCCGCCACGCCGCCCGCGCTCGCTGACCTCGGGCTCCAGCAGAGCACCGGCCAGCGGAAGCTCGGTACCGTCACCGCGAGTGGCAACGTCGTCACGGTGGAGGTGATCTTCACCACGGCGGAGGCCAACGGCTTCACCTACACGGAGTCGGGGCTGTTCAACGGGCTGCTCGGCGCCGGCCTCATGTTCGCGCGCAAGGTGTTCGCTGGCATCACGAAGACGGCTGCCTTCGAGATGCGGTTCACCTGGTACATCACGTTCCTCGTGAACACGGCGGGCGGCGAGTGCGCCGGCATCAGCCTCATCGGACCGGCGTCCGTCGCTGCCTTCACCATCTACACCGCCGTCGGCGGCGAAGCGTCCGTCGCAGCGACGTTCGACTTCACGGTCGGCGCGAACAACGTGGACGTGTTCCTCAACGGGACTCGGCAGCTTCCCGGCAACGACTACACCGAGGCAGGCTCAGGCGCGCTCAACGCACCCATCGGTGGCCCTGTGCTCAACAAGGGCGTCAACCTCATCGCCTTCGTCCTCAATCCTGGGGACGAGGTGTTCCTGATCCAGCGAACGCTCGCGTAGCGGAGGACGATCAATGCCGAACCCGCAACAGATTCCGCAGCGTCAGCTCGATACCGGCCCCGCTGGCTGGTTCCGTCCCGAGGCGATGGTTCCAGCGGCGAACCAGATCCGGGTCCGAGCCGGCTACGTGTTCACAGGAGCCGAGGGCGTGCGGGTGCCGAACCCTGCGCTGTCGGGACTCCCGCAGGACCAGCTCACCGCTGGCTTCGCGGTGGTGGCGCCTGGCACGCAGCGGTACGACCTCGTCTACCTCACCGCGACTGGCGTCGCGACCATCCTGCAAGGCACCGCTGTCCCGACGGGGACCGCGTTCCCCCAGGGCGGACCGGGGTGGGAGGGGACGAACCCCGGGCCGAAGGTCCCTGACACAGCCTTCCCGGTCGCGTGGGTGTTCGTGAACGAGACCGGCTCCGTCTCCATCGCGTCGAGCGACATTACGCAGATCGATGGCTTCGTGCGTACGACGCGCGACCTCGACGGCTACCTGGTGGACAAGGGTCTCCTCGGCGCGGCCCCGACCGGCGCGAACGACATCGTCACCACGATGTTCGCGGGAGAGACCCCTGGCGGCAGCGACACCGTTCGCGGGATCGTCACGTCGCCCCCAGGCAACTACGTGGGGCTGCTCGACCAGAACGGCGACGAGCTTCTCCACGCGACGACGCCTGGCTCGCGCATCTACGGCCGTATCACCGAGGCCGCGACGGTGTGGACGCTCTCGTACTTCTACTTGAGCGCCGTGGGTGCCGAGACCGCGGTGGTCGCCATCGAGACGGAGACCGAGGGCGGCGCGCCCACGAACCTGCGGCTCGTCGCGACGCCGAAGGTGTTCTCGCGGAACGATCCGGCCCGTCCGCTGTTCGACTCGACGGCTTATCGGTTGAGTGACCAAGTCGTGGGCGACATCCCCATGGCGACCACGACCGTACCGGGCAAGGTCGAACTCGCCACCAATGGTGAGGCCATCGCGGGGGTAGTCGTGCAGGGCAACGACGACCGGCTCGACGGCGTGTTCGCACGCTTGAACTCGGGCGGTGCGGTGTCGGGTCGCCGGTCGCGTCTGAACCTCATCGAAGGTACGGGCATGTCCATTGCCATCGTGGATGACCCAGGCAGCGACGAGATCGACGTAACGCTCACCGTCACGAGTCCGGGCACGTATCGCGCGCGGAGCAATGGTGCGACCGTTTCGGGCACGGGGAACCTGTCGCTCGCGCCGGTTGATGGGATAGCCTACACGCCGAGGCTGGCGCTCAACATTGGGCAGTTTGGTGCTACTCCGCAGATCGTGGGCGCCGCTGTATCTGCTTCAGTCGAGGCGTGTGCGGTTATTCAGGGCGTTAACTTCGCGTGCTCCATCAACTTCACTAACTTCATCGACTCGACTGTTGTCGGTGGCGGCGACACGCTGAACATCACTACGTTCGACATAACGGACGTGTTCGCGACGCGTACGCTGGGGACCGCATCCTACTCGTCCGTCTGGTTCATTACAGGCGATGCTTGAGTGCCTGCTGCTACGCGAGCAATTCTTGAAAAGAGCACGCTGGGAAGGGCGTTGCTTGATTGGTTTTCGTCTTGGCCTGTTGCGTTGTCGTCGCGACGGCCGGTAGAAAACTCGCACGTCTGGATTGAGGTCGCTCAAGGCTGTCTGACTTTCCATTCCGACTATTGCTTTGCGGCTGGCGCCGAGATGACTGCCCAACTCGTGGCGCATGAGGTAGGGCATTTTTTGGCTGTGCCGCAGGAGCGGTTGCTTGTGCCTAACCTCGGCCTATCGCGGTTTGTTCCTGGGGGTATCGACAAGGATAATCCTCTTAGCTTCCCACTTACGCCTGATAAGCTGGCGGAAGAAGCGAGGGTATGCGCTCATCAGGTGACCCTTTCGGCGTACCTCGCTAATGTTCATATCGCAAAGCGTGCGCTGTCGTACACGCTCGATGAGACGCTCGGTGAGTGGATGCGTCGCATGGACGTGGTAAGGGGGTCGGTGTGAGCGTGGGGCGCGCGAAGCAGGCGTTGCCAGAAGCGATGCAGGAGGCGCGACGCGTGGCGGGCGCAGCGAAGGATGCGTCACCAACGTCAGTCACTATCCGGCTCAAGCGCAGCGACCCAAGGGTGCGCGAACTGGTGTGTCTGGTGGACCGGCTGGCAAGTGAGATCACGACTGAATCTGGGTTGGTCATCAAGCGGGAGAGGATCTCTGGCGCGACTGATGCGGTGATGAACGCACTACGTCGGTGTGGTGTGCCGGTGGATGAGTTGTTGCGCGTGGCTGGCATCTCAGTAGAGGATCGCGTCGGATCGTTCGGAATCGGGCTCGGCGTTCTGAGCGTATTCGGCGGGGCGTTGGGCGGTCCGACCCGAGATGCGATCACGCGATTGAAGGAGCAGCTTCAGGCAATTCACGAGGACGGGCACCTGCCGTGATTCAAGAGACGATCAGAGGCATC